GGACGCTACCAGCAGTTTGTCATATCGTAGATAACTCTCGAACAATCCGACGCAAGACTCGGGACAAGAAAGCGGCGTCCGCCACTTTCGTGTATTTCCGGAATCTCGGAAAGGAACTCCCAACGTTGAGTTGGGGCCGTGGGAACACTTGTCGAAGAACTCTTCATCGCTGAAGGGTCCGAGGACTTCGTGTACCCAATTCCGAGCACGTAGCATGGCGACATCTGCAGTTGAGAGAGTTCCTCGCGGAGCTCCTCGCACGAGATCCCCGTCAGGGAATCTTCGCATGCAGAAAGTCGAGAGATGCTCAGCCACAGCAAGAAACTTGCTAATGGCAGCGTCAGCCCGGCTCGTGTCACCATGCTGCGGGGGTTGGTTCTTAAGGGGGTTGAATCCCTGGAGGAACCTAGCCCATACGTCTGGGTTAATCGGAGTAACATTTGAAAACTCGGTGAGGAGTTGGTGCCTTACTGATTCCACTAAGACACTAGGTACAAAGAGCGGTTGTTTCTTTGCTTTTGCTTTCATTGGAGTTCTCCAGTTGAAGGGCCAGATGGCTAGTCCAGATTGAGGTTAAGTAAGTTGCAAGGTCTTCGTTGTGGGGGTAAAGTCCCCATCACAACAAATCTGTGCAGCTATATCCAGCAGTTGCTGAATCTCGGTCTGTGTGGTTTCCACATCATACGCGAACTCGACCTTAGCCGTATTCACCGTGATCTTACCGTTTGCCAAGAGTTTCGGATACTTGAACAAGTAGCTGGCTCTGGCTTGGGTATAACCATTCGGTGCGGTAGACTGAGGACTAGGCGTTTTGACCGTGATTTCCATACCGCGACGAACCCGAAGGTCCGTGTCGGCTGGCACGATCAGACTCAACCTCCCAGAGGAAGGCTGACCTGCACTTGCAAAAGTAAGTGCAGTACCACCTGAAGCAGAGATGGAAGATGGCGCTGTAACGACGCCGGCGTTTACGAGAGACATGATGTCCTCTTAGGGTTTTGCTTGAAAGGCTCACTTCCTAAACCTTTGCAGGATCAGGGCAGTGAGGTCCGTAACCCTCGTTGCAGTAGAGACCAACCCACTTGGGGTGAAGTCAATACCAATCATTGAGGGAATTGCAGAGGCTGACATAGGCGAACGAGTAATACTTGTTTCCTGTGTCACCCGTGTAGGTGCCGAGTACGACCAAGTCTGGTTAGACCCGGAGTAAGCACCTACAAGACTAGATGCGTGGTGCGTATCAAGCTGATCACGTACACACCCACCCAAAACTATCACGTTAGGATCGCAAAGATTGACACATGCACTCACAAGCTGTGAGGTATTGAGCATGCGGTCGACCATGAAGGAATATGGCACGACGTTCCAGAGACCCAGCGGGACATCCTTATACCTCAGACCGACATCTCGTCGAAAACCTGAGGATGGCGATTTTAGGCGATAATGAATTGTAACCTTTCGACTGTGATACAGTGATTGGTTGACAAAGAATCTGTGACCGCTCGCAATGTCGATATTCCCTGCTCGGGAGTCGGCACATTGATCGACCGCAGACGCTCTGAGCATGACACCTTTTTCAAGGGCACGCCCAGGTTCATGTAAAGCCTTACAAAGGAGAGAGACAGAGCCTACAAGAGGCAACACCTCCATCCTTGTTCTCAGCCACAAGTCAGTAGCACCCTGGATGGGTGCTTTCTTTCGTGAGGCTTGGAGGATATCATCAATAGCACCCAAGGGGTGCAGCATGCTCGAAAGAGTCTGCTTTATACTTAGAAAATCCTCCATGAGAGAACCGCCAGAAGGATCTATCCTGGCAAC